GATTGATGGAATCATCCTTGAAATGAATATCCTTGGTTCCCGATACCCCAACAAAAAACGAATTATTATCAGATTCCGTGGCACCTATCAGATTGGTTCCCGATATTTTGGCATAGATCGAAGTGTTATCCGTGGTGATGCGGTCAATTTCCTGATATTGATAGCTTGAGAGGTAATTGTTGTAAATCTTCTCATGAAAAGCATATGTCTTATCCAAATGACGAAATTTTGTCAATTCATCGAAATAATAATCGCTGTTGCTACCGCTTATGCGGTAGAACAGGCTTGTGGTTGGAATGGTTGGAGGATAATATGCTCTGATTGTGATGGGATCGCTGATCTTACCACATTTCCATGATATATTGTCATAGTAGGTAGGACTGTCAAAATCCACGGTGAATGTGTGCTTGAGATAATCAATAATGTGAATGATCTTGTATTCCGTGGAAATCACCGCATTGGAATAGCAATCATAGAGGGTGAAATTGACGACATATTTGCCGGGATTTTCCCAATACTTCTCTGCCGTCAAAGAACTGGAAATGGTTCCATCTCCAAAGTCCCACAAGACCCGAACATAGCTGAAATCATCCAGATCGGGAACGAACCGAAGCGGTGTCTGTTCCAGAGCATAGGAACTCAACACATTTTCGTTCTTCCAATCCAGAACACTAAATTCTATATCGCCAAAGCTGCTCATTCGCTATCCGTGATTAGGATTCTATCTCCGATTGTTTGTGGTCTGTAAAAATAAGGGAACTTGAAAAATGGTAGTGTGGTTGTTTGGTTCACAAATTCTTCATCCACACCTTCATAGACGGGATTCCAGCTTATGAAGGAGATTCCATTGAATATCTCATTCCCATTGCGGGTTCTGATCTTGTCAACACCTTCCAATCCAAGAATTGTGGATGTCAGGTCTGAAAGATCAAGCCTTTGACCCAGAGAATTATTGAGAGGGTTGAAGAAATCCAGAATAATGTTGATAATACGCTTTTTCAGGTTCTCCTTGTTAATCTTGGAATTGGATGTGCGAACGATTTCCAATTTGGAGGTGGAATACACATCCTTATTCGCTGCTTGAGCGGAATACCCAATATCAAATGCCGTATAGATTGGATCACGGGGAACAACCTCGTGACTAAGCATCTTCTTATCAATTGTGGAGTCAATGATCAGGTTTTTCAGGCTGTTTGAGAGAAATGGGGGATACTCTGCATCCGTTTGAACCACAAACTTGGGAACCACGAAGATATTCACATTGTTGAAGTCACAGGAATCCGCAAAATTAACCTGATTCAATATAACCCTATTGGATTTATTGGGATCAACACAGATTCGATAGAAATAATCAATGTATTCATCAATGAACTTCTTATTGTTCACCACTTCCACCGATTGAAGCACGTTGGAAAGGTTTTTAGTGAGATATGTGTCATAATCAATCTCTGTCACAAGCCTAAGCTGCGAACTGAGATACTTGGGAACATTCTGGCGAATCTGATCCACCGTCTCCCCATCGGAAATTGCCGTGGAATTGGCGGTATTGGAGAAATTCAGAGTTGCATTGTTTGTCAGGTCAATGATGGACGAAGGATCAACAGTAATTACATCATTATAAATCTGAGTGAATTGAGAAGTGTTTAAATTGAACAATTTGTTGCCATTGATGACATTCTTGCTGATAATACCCTTGTCATTATCGCTTAGGAGATAATAAACGGCAACCTGATCACCCTCGGCAAGTTTCTTACCAAACACATTATTACCAAATTTGATTTCATAATGCCCGTTCTCATTGAGACGAACCGAATAGTATCTATCGGAATCAGGAGTGAGAAACAGGTTGTCAGTCTCGTCATATTCATACCAAGTTGCATCTCCGATTTCTTTCACGTAAACAGCGAGAGTGCCATGGGCAATGAAACGATCATCGTTCTCATCCACCAGATTATCAACAACAATCGGAAAGGTTTCAAATTCCTTACCCTCCGCTGTGTAAATCGGGTATTCCTGAACGGTTCCCTGATAGAGAATGAGATTATTTTCAATGGAATCGATTTTCTCCGATCCGCTTGTGGTCTTCTCAAAGGAGAAATCGTTCAGGATGGTGTATTGGATGTTATTGACAAGGAAATAGGAATACTTGCGGAGGGTGTAGTTCCCAGCCGCTAGGGAGGCACTGGCGGTGCAGGTGACGGGAACCAGAGACGTTTGTTTGCCCGTAGGATTGTATCCCACAAGGTTCACGATCTTGTTCATGTTCTCATAGAGAGATGTCTGGGAGAAAAGAGCTTCCGATCCCGTTTGATTCAAATAGAAAAGCAGGGTGTGGTAACTATAAGCGATGATGTCGATGAAAGAAGCTAGATTGCTCCCCTCGTAATTCTGATCCGTGAATTTGGGATTCTCATTCAGCCGTTGGATGATGAAATCTTTCAGGGACAACGCATCGAAGTTGATGTATGCGTTTTTGGGCAGGTTATACTCAAGAGAATCACTCATTGTTATTATTTAGGTGGATGATATTAAATAATCATATGGAATTTGATAAGGAGTATCGTAGATTGATGTTGGAGTTCTCGGAAGGAGCGATCCGTAACATTGTGAAGAAATTTCAGAACGATGCCACGGAACAGGAAATCCGTAGGGAATTACAAGATTTTGAGAAATATAAGAACGCTCTCCAAAAGAAAGACCCTTTCCAATATAAATCGTGGATAGAGTTCACGGAAGCGATCCATGCTGCAAAGGGTAAGGCGGAATTTAAAAAGAAAAAAGCACCAACCAAAGATGTGGTTGCCAATCAGGAGGATATTGTAGCTGATGATGAGAATGTGACGATCTATCGGGGGGATTCCCAAGATAAATGTGTGTTATATGGAAAGGGATACTCTTTCTGTATCTCAAGAACGGGAGGTGGTAATATGTTCTCAAATTATCGGTTTAATGATTTGGCAACGTTTTATTTTATTTATTTTAAAAAGAAGCCTAAGACCGCAACTGACCATATTATGGTATTAGATCGTAATAGACGAGGATATGATTGGACATTTGCAGATAATAATACCAAAGAAGTGGAAGGTGGGTGGAACGAGATAGTTCGTAAATATCCAGAATTAACGAAATATGAAAAATTATTGGTTAATAAGGAACTGGATAACGTGGAAAAAGATTTTTTAGAAAGAAAAAGAAATTTTAAAAAACAATTACCATCATACACCAATGATCCAGATGTTGATTTTGATAAAGCGGTGTTACTGTGGAATAAATTTTCTCATAAAGAAAAAGCGGCAGTTCTTTCGGATTACTACGATGATACACTTCACGATGTAATCTGGAAACAATTGGATTCTGGTCTTAGGAACGAATATATCAACATTAATCCTAATTTGTCTGATTATCAAATGGATGATTTGAAACCGAATGAGATATTACGATATAAAAAAGTCAGAGATACGTTATTTGATGATGAGTATCCCGATTATTATCCAGAATTTAGTGCCAACAAGCTTGATGATATTGAAAATGTTTTGAAGCATCCTTTTTTTGCGATGACTTATATGATGTCATGGAAAAACAATTTAGAAAATATCCCATATGAAGTGTATGAATTACTAGCAGACGATCCTTATTTGGCTTTGGAGTATGCAGAATGGGTTGTTGAAAATGCCCCAAACACCATGATACCAGCAGATATTTATGAATCTATAATGGAATCGGAGCGTGGTAGTGACATCTCTGATGAATTGCGTAACTATTTTGGAAAACGTGGATATTTTGGAGAAGATTGGGAAGAAGATGATACTTTTACAGAATCATTTCATTCAGAATTATGTGATATTTTATCGGAAACAACAGATAGTATTCAAGAATCCACCCACTTTGACAAATACTATCAAAGTATAATGTCGAGTTTTTTCAAATGATCGAATAACCCGTGGAATTCAACTTCGATTTCAGGGAAAGTCCCTTGACACCCAGAGATGGAACATCAATTTGCAGGGACACATCATATTCCTGTTCATCCTCATTACCCACCACACTCACGTTTCTCACGACAATGCGTGGTTCCGAACGGGGTAATTTCCTTTCAATATCATCCTGAATGTCTTCCGCTGTGAATTCATCCACGGGTTCAAACAGATATCGTCTCAGATCAATGCCAAAGAGGGGATTGAGTATCTTTTGACCGGGGGAGGTGAGGAATGCATTGGAAATGCTTGTCTTGATGGCTTCCACATCAAAAATAGCCCGAATATCCTTCAATTGCTCCTTACGATTGAGTTGGTTGTTGAAAGAATATGATGGTTCCAAATCAAATGACACATCTTTGTAGAGATAGTCATTTTTCAACGATGCCTCATCAATCTTGGATGCTTGAAGTGATTTGATTTTGATGTTCATATGATTACCAGTCGGAGCAAGCAGCAGCCTTGGGTGATCCGGGTTTAGCGGAAGAACATTTATGCCGTGCGCGGAATGATTTGCGGCGTTTTGGATTATCCTTCCCAACTCTTACACCAGCTTCTCCCCAATGAATCCTTTTATAAGAACCATCTGGTTGTCTGGCACACTTAGTCCACTTTTTACCCTTGCGATCACTGGAGGCTTTTTTGGTTGGACCGTCACATTTCTTGGATTTTTCCAAAAACACGGCGACTTCCTGAAGATCAATCATGAAATCATTCAAATCCACGTTGAAAGAGGATGCGTATTTGTTCGCCAATTCATCGAATGACTCGGTGATAGCTGCCGCTTTGAGGGCTGTGACGAGCTTGATTGCAGCATTGGCTCTACCACGGATGGCTTGGAATCTTCCTTTGGCTAGATCGGTAAGCATTCTCTTACGATCTTTGTCAATTTTCTGTTTTTTGAGATATACAAGCAGATCGGGACGAATTTCTTCCCATTCTTTTTCATTTTTAACACCTTCCAAACGCTGGATCATGTCATCTCCTCCTCCAAGAGCCTTGGCACGTTTGGCTTGCTTCATATTGAGGGAAATCGCAGGACTTTTCATGATCACATTATAAAAATAAGAAATCATTTTAAACAGGGGCAAGCTTCTGTAAAGTTGTTCAATGGAAATACTGTAATTATCCCCTCTTTTAGCTTCAAAGAAGTTATTTTTATATTCATCATAATTCTGCTTCTGCATATCAAGGAACAAAACCAAAGGATTCATATCAGAATTATCTGAAAATAACATTTCCAAAAGTTGAAGCTGTGTTTGAGCATCCTTGGCAACTTCTTTCTCAATCATATTAATATCCAATTCATGAAGAGGTATCGTTCTTTTCGGAGATTCTTCGGGAGTTGACAGGATTTCTTCGGCTTGTTTTTTATAAAGTCTTTTGGCAGTGTCACGAATCACTGCAAGCATTTGTTCCAGATAGCTATCGTTAATTTCCTCGTTTTCTTGAGAAACATTTTCAATGGATTCGTAAACATCATCTAACTCAGATTGTGCTTCATCACGAATAGCCTTAAATTTTATTAAATCTTTCTTAAAATCCTCAATATCCTTTTCAGTTTTATTTTTTGGATTGTTTATAATAGTGGCAAGATTGTTGATCTTTCCCCAAAGATTGTCAATGTGTTTTGGTTTGGTTTTAAGCACACTTTCCTGATATGCGGAGATTTGACGACGATTTTTCTCAAATCCTTTCATAATACCTTTCATTTGGTCTGCAAACACATCATCATTCTTGAGAAGTTGAAAAGATTTACCTAAAAGCTTGATAACATTGGCTTGATCTGTCATACCTTTATCTTTAGGGTTATGGGCTGGTGTTATATGAGAATTGGGATCGTAAGATGCAAAACTTGAAAGACTCATAACATCCGTTAAATTTTCTCCTTTATACTGGTCTATTGTTTTTCGTCTTCCTTCCCTGTCTCTATTGACCGGATTGTAATTTGATTTGCCTATTGGAGAAGACGAAAAACCAGATGGTCCAGCCGCTTGTTGGGCGTTGAATACTCTTTCCCCCGGCTTGGTTCCTTTTGCTTCCACCACTAAATTATACAAATCATCAAAGTTCATGTTAATATTTAGAGTAAATGACTAAATAATCCTATGGGCAAGAAATTTGATCAGATATTTGAAGCGGTTGTGTCACGTTCGGAAATTGGGGGGTACCTTAACGGTGATATTGTAAAGTTCCGTGATGGATATAAGAACACGGAAACTTACAAGTATATGCCATCCACACTCAAGAAAGAAGTGGATGAATTGGCAACTTGTGGACTGAACATCAAGGTATGCCAAGTTGGAGATAAGCAATCGGGATATTCCGTTGGGAATCAATTCAAACCAGCATCACAGGTCGTTCTCACCATTGCTGCCGATCATGGTGGTGGTAGAACGTATGGTAGAGTCACAGTGACTCCCGACATGGTTGATATGGTGGATGTGAGCGCAGGAGTTCCAGTTCCAGACAAATTCAAGAAAAAAGACGTTGTGATCATCAAGCCCAAGCAGCTTAAAATCGATCCTAATATCATCACCAATGTCACTGACAAGGGAAATGGCAAGAATACCCCCACCGATCTGAAATTGGCAGGAGAATCCAAGTCTTGGGATTTCACCAAAGAATTGGGTAATATTTATGATGAAATATTGCAAGAAAAATTTGATTTCAAAAAAGCCGATAGAAATAAAAATGGTGAATTAGAAGATTGGAAAGAAAATATAGGTAAAAAAGTCTTCGGTGATGATGAAGATGGGGATGAAGAAGAAGATAACGAAGAATGCGGAGAAGAAGACGAACAAGATGCTTGTTATGAAAAAGTAAAATCTCGATATGATGTATGGCCTAGTGCATATGCCTCTGGAGCATTGGTCAAATGTAGAAAAGTGGGAGCAAAAAATTGGGGAAATAGTGAAAAATAATGGAACAGATGTCCCAAAGAGAATTACTGGAAAATTTACGTGATTGGTTTGCTCCTCATGTAGATAAGGAAGGTAAAAAATTTAAAGGTTGGATCAATTGTAAAACGGGAGGTCCATGTGGTAGGAAGGATACCTCAAAAGGTTCTTACCCTGCATGTAGAGCTACAAAGGCAGACTGTAAAAAAATAAAAGGTAAGATGTATAAAAAGAAAAGCTCCAAAAGAGTTAATTGGGGAAAAAAGAATAAATAATAATATGGCACAATTCAATAACAAAGACCAGCGCAATTTGGAAGAACTTCTTGAGGAAGGATGGATGGATCGTCTCAAGGCACGGGGAGCCGAAGCTCTGGGTTCCGCCAAGGGTTTGGGTCAACAAATCAAAGGTGGTTTTCAACAAGCTGGTGGTTCTGCCCTTAGCAAAGCTGGAGATTGGATTGAAAGTGATAAGTTATCCAGAAAAGGTCAGGAATATTCCCAACAAGGTCAACAAGCATCGGGAGAAGGTATGGTTTCTGGTCACAATGCTAAAGTCCAGTATCTTCAAAAGAATATTGACAAACGTATTGACTCATTTGTCGCTGATATTAAAAATGATATTAAAAAGCTTGGGTTGGACATTGGTAACATTGAAATTGTGTCTGGTATCAATGCTGCTCTCGGACACCTCAAGAAAAGCGTGAGTGGTGCAACACCTCCTCCGCTACCACAACAATCTGGTGCAACACCTCCCCCTTTACCAAAACAATCTGGTGCAACACCTCCTCCTTTACCAAAACAATCTGGTGCAACACCTCCTCCTTTACCACAACAGCAAATGGATGTAGAGAATTCTGAAATAATTCAAAACCCAAACAAGAGCAAGATTGTGCAAAACCGCTTAGATAAATATCTTCCGGGTTCTCCATCAGAGGCAGAAGAGGATTTGGATAAATTATTCTGGAAATAATTCCTCAAGCTGTAGCAAGCAAGCAATAGCACAAATCTCTCTGTCCGTAACGGACATCATCTTAAACAGGCTCTCCGCAATGATAAGGATAGCCTGTTTTTTTGTGGTATCATCCATGGAGAGATCGTAGAAATAATTCAAAAGGTCTTTCAACAAAGATTCGTGATCGGAATCGAATAATTCCTCGTTCTCAATCAGGAATTTACGTGTTTTCAAAGTATCTCCCGATTGGAGATTGGTGTAAATCAAATCCATCACCTGATTGGTGTCTTTTTTCGTCTCAATGGAGAGAATACCGGATTTGGAATATTTTTCCAATTCATTGATACATTTTCTGATATCAGGATAATGGCTTTTGATCAGGGCAACCAAAGGTTTCTTCTGGTTATCAGGAATCTCAACATTTTCCTTTTTCAGAATCTCCAGACACCTACGGGTGACATCTTTCAGGGATGTATGGAGCGTGAGACTCTGGCAACGGGATTGTAGGGCGGGTTCAATCTTATATTTATTATTACCAGTTAGGATGAATCTGGTGGTTGATGCGTAAGACTCCATCACATTGCGAAGAGCATTTTGAGCATTTTTGCTTTGCCCATCACACTCATCAAGGATGATGATTTTCAACCCCCCGTCAAAGCTTCTTGTCTGTGCAAACCCAATTACTTTTTCCCTGATGGTGTCAATACCATTCTCATCGGAAGCATTTATATATAAAAAGTCACAGTTGAGAATATCTTTGGCGATGATTTTAGCTAAGGTGGTTTTTCCCACTCCGGGTTTACCAGTCAACAATAAATGGGGTATTTTTTTACCAAAATTTTGAATAATTTTTCTAGTATTATCATCTACCATCAGATCATCCAAGGTCTGTGGTCTGTATTTTTCCACCCAAATTTGCTCTTCCATGATTGGAAATTATCACACATTCAAGACAAATCAAGCCCGATTGAGTGATTTGAGCGTTCATCGATAGTTCTAACAAGATTAGCACAATCCAATAAACTAGAAAATGTGCCAACGTCGAACCAAAATCCATCCAATTTCTCAACCCCTACACCTTCTTTATCATTCATCAAACGAATCAGGTCAACGATTTCCAGTTCTCCCCTAGCAGATGGTTTTACCTTTTTAGCCATTTCCACAACTTCATTGGAAAACACGTAAAGACCAATCACAGCATCCTCTGAGATGAATTCCTTGGGTTTTTCCACAATTTGAATAATATTATCGTTTTCATCCGTTTCAACTACACCATATGCTGAAGGGTCTTTTACCTTGTAGGTGTAAATAGTGTTTGGTTGGGGATGAATGGGGGAATTGCCAATAATGACATTATCTCCAAGAATTAAGCATATTTCATCAGCATCTTTGATAAATTCCTCTCCAACAATGAAAGCATCCACCAATCCCTTTGGGGAATCTTGAATAGCGTAAGAAAGATTCAATCCGAATTTACTTCCATCTCCAAGCAGAATCTTGAATTGTTTCTGTTGATCCTCATCGGCATTAATAATGAGAATGTCAACATATCCCATATCCTTCAGTGTTTGGAGTGGAAATGCAATGACGGGCTTATTGTATAAATTTAAAAGCTGTTTTGATATTACCTTGGTTACAGGGTAAAGACGGGTTGCCCTCCCACCCGAAAGCACAATACCACGCTTAATATTCTCTTGCATATTTTTCCTCTATTTCTTGTTTGATTCTCTTGTCTTCCGCTTGTTTCTCAAGCATTTTATTGAAGCATTCTTTCATTACATCTTTCTCAAATCGCATCTCATAGATTTCCTTCGATTTTGAGCCATCCAGAACGCAATTGCTCCTACCCGTGGCAATGGGAAGATCGGCAAGATATACGAATTTCCAATTATCGTTGTGGAAACCGTATTCTTTCATAATATCACATACTTCCTGAGTGGTCAATGCCCCCGGATTGATGACATTGTAGATGTTCTGTCCTTTCCATTTACCGACTTTTTTAATCAAAAGATTTCTTACAAATTCGCAGAAATCGGGAATATATGTCTTGGAATTGCGGAAATTGATCAGATCGTTGTATTGTCTAATTTTGTTCAAATAATTCCTACCAGATGATTCGTAATGGAATGGCATACGAACGCGCAGAATTATATTATCCATGGTTTTTGATAGGTTTTCAAAAGCGTGTTTGGATTTGGAGTAGAATGAAGCCCTGTTACAGAACAATCCATAATTCGGGGAATCTTCCTCACTCCACACTTTCTCATAACCATCATAAACACAACCAGATGAGATATGAAGATAATTTATATTTCTGGTATTGCATATGGCATTCACTCTTAGAGGAGATGTTGTGTTCAAATCCCAACAAAGCTCTTTTTTTTTCTCAGCTTCGTCAATATTGGGTCTTCCCGTGAATCCTGAACAATTGATCACCGTGTCAATATCATTATTGAGAAGAAATTTATGTAATGTATTTGCATTGTGGTAATCCATTTCTTTAGCCGATTGGATAATCACGTTAAAATCATTTTTCAGATGATTGAAGAGGTGATTGCTGACGTAACCTTTTCCTAAAATTAATAAATTAAGCTTCATATACGTTTTCAATAAATTCCCGAACGTTTTCCAAATTACAAATATCATTTTCGTATAGATATCCCTGTATGCCCTCACATAAATCATCAGCCATTTGGGAAATCTCTTCGTCATCCACGGTATGAAGGAAATCCTGTAAATCCATAATGGATTTGATGATTTTCTCTTCGTGTAGTTCCAATTTTTTCAGTATCGTATTCTTTTTCATCGATGTAGGAATTTATTTAGAGTTTTTCATATGTCAACATTAAATAATCGTATGCCGAAGATTTCTCAAATACCATCCGCAACATTACCCATTATTGGTAATGAAGTGGCTATCATCAATCAAAATGGAAGCACTTATTCCAGTGTTTTGAGTAATTTTATTGGGCGGGGTTCTGATGTTTCTACCTTATCTGCCAATTGGCAAAACACTTACACCACATTTTCCTCAAATTCCGCCAATTATGCAAAGGTTAATGTCAATAATAATTTTTCATCTACCCAAACGTTCACCACAAGTTCAATAAATGTCGGAGGATTTCCTTTATCTGCGACAGTGGGTGGTAATAGTTTGTTTGGTGGTAATCGCGCAGGTAACGGTGCCACATGCGCATGTTTCTCCAATTTCCTTGGTTATAACGCAGGTAACGGTGCCACGAACGCATCCAACTCCAATTTCTTTGGTCGATGTTCAGGTAACGGTGCCACGAACGCATCCAACTCCAATTTCTTTGGTAATGGTGTAGGTAACGGTGCCACATGCGCATCCAACTCCAATTTCTTTGGTAATGGTGTAGGTAACTGTGCCACATGCGCATCCAACTCCAATTTCCTTGGTTATAACGCAGGTAACGGTGCCACATGCGCATCCAACTCCAATTTCTTTGGTCGATGTTCAGGTAACGGTGCCACGATCGCATCCAACTCCAATTTCCTTGGTAATGGCGCAGGTAACGGTGCCACAGGCGCATTTAGATCCAATTTCCTTGGTTATAACGCAGGTAACGGTGCCACGTTCACAAACAACTCCAATTTCTTTGGTTCAAACGCAGGTAACGGTGTCACGAACACAGGTAACTCCAATTTCTTTGGTTCAAACGCAGGTAACGGTGCCACGAACGCATCCAACTCCAATTTCTTTGGTCGATGTTCAGGTAACGGTGCCACAAACGCATCCAACTCCAATTTCTTTGGTAATCGCGCAGGTTACTGTGCCACATGCGCATCCAACTCCAATTTCCTTGGTTATAACGCAGGTAACGGTGCCACAAACGCATGTCACTCTATATTCATTGGTTATAACGCAGGTAACGGTGCCTCTCTATCAGCTTCAATCGCCCTTGGCTCTTGTGCCATCCCCACATCACACAATCAATTAGTGTTGGGGTCGTCAGCATACCCACTATCAACTGTTAATAGCGGCAACTGTTTAGTTGTAAACATAAATGGAACTATGAAGAAAATAGCGTTGCTTTCCGTTTAATGTTATATAAATAGCAATATGATAAAAAATGCTATTTTTCATATTGAGGGGGGGTTGGGTAAAAACATTGTAGCCACTTCGGTTATCCGTTCCTATAAAAAGGAACATCCAATCCACAACATTATAGTAAATTCTGCATATCCTGACATTTTTCAAGGAAATCCTGATATTGATAGGTGTTATCTATTGGGAAATACTCCGTATTTTTATGAGGACTTTATCTTCGATAAAGATTGTGAAATATTTGCACATGATCCATATAAAACAACAAATCATATCACCAAACAACAACCTCTGGTGAAATCGTGGTGTGATATGATAGGGATTAATTACGATGGTTTAAATCCAAACATTTATTTTAATTTTAGGGAAGGGGAAATACCCAGAGCGTTACTACCTCAAACTGATAAACCCATTCTCATCTTCCAACCATTTGGAGGCGCACAAAACCAAGAATTTCCATACTCATGGACAAGGGATATTCATCCTTTCATTGCTCAACAAATAATCAATAATCTTAAAGAACAATATACGATATTGCATATTTGTCACCCCCACCATCCTCAATTACAAAATGTGATTCGCTATGATAAAAATCAAAATAAAAAGATTTTATGTGCCATGTTGAATCTTTCTAAAAAAAGAATTCTAATCGACTCTTCTTTACAACATGCTGCGGCTGCCATGGGATTACCATCAACAGTGGTGTGGGTTGGGACACAACCGGAAGTATTTGGTTATGACATGCATAATAATATAACTCCCCCTGTTACCTTTCCAAAGGGTAATATTAATTCGTATTTATATGATTATAGTTTCAATGGAATCATCCATGAATGCCCATATGATAATATTTATCAAATTTTCAATATCGAAAACATCATAAAATGAGAGATATATTTTATGTGTCTGGCTTACCCAGATCGGGAAGCACTCTTCTGATGAATCTGATGGCACAAAATCCTAAAGTATTCTGTACTCCTACATCGGGTTTGAATCAATTGATGAATAATATCAAAACATCGTGGGGTAATATCATTGAACATCGATCTGATAAAAACGCTGGTAATGATGAAAATTTGAAGCGTATCCTCAACACTGTATTACATTCCTACCATAATACCGAAAAACCGTATGTCATCGACAAATGTAGGGGGTGGGGATTCTCCATTGAAATGTTGGAGGCAATCACCAATAAAAAAACCAAGATCATAGCACCAGTTAGAGATATAAAGGATGTTCTTGCGTCTTTCGAATTATTATATCGAAAGGGTTCCTACAAGTTCAACCCCCAAGGACCAATGCCCCAATGTTTAACAACTGAAGGTAGGATGATGCATTGGGCAAGTTTGGAGGGGGAAGTCGGTGCTGCTTACGCAATATTGAAGGATGCTTTTTTAAGAGGATTGGGGGATAGATTCCTTTTGGTGGATTATGATTACCTGACACATAATCCTAAAATTGTCATGGACGTAATTTGGGATTTCCTCAATATACCCAAATGTGAACATGATTTTGAAAACATATTGAACCAAACACCAGAAGATGATGGTGTTTATAATTATGTCGATTTACATAAAATTAAGAGTAAAGTCACCCCATCCAGTTCAAAAGCTAAAGAAATTTTGGGGGATGAAATATGTAAAGGATTGGATGGTTATGAATTTTGGAAGAAATGACTAAATAATGATATGTCTATACTAGGTAATAACACACTACCACCACCCCCGACACCCAATAAGGAAGTCCTATTGAAACAAGCGGTATCCCGTATCAAAAATCTTTCCAAGGAATGTTTCAGTAATTTGGTGAGAACCCAACGAGAAGGTATTGAGATTGTTTGGGAGGACGAAACCCTCACTCCGCAGGAAATAATTGATGAGATGGGGTCGGATGTTTTTAAGATTTTTCAATTCCATGGGGAGCTTACACAATTTATTCTGATGTTGGCCAAAGGGGATGGAGCAACGGTTGATGTCAAGTATCCCACCCACTCATTTACCGCAAACCTCAGTGCTGGAACTATCACCGTCCACGATACACTTTACCAACAATAATTATATGAAAAAACAACCGACATTGGGAGATATATATGGACAAATGCTGAACAGTGTTCAAGTCGTTCAAGAGAACGCACAGGAAAACATCAACAAGTCCAAAAAAATTCCCAAGCAATCCAAAAACGCTTTCAACGAAACAAATCCCTTGCAAAAAGGTGGTCCATCTGAGAAAAGCGGTTATCACAAAGCTTTGAATGATACTTATGATGAGGATGAAGAGCGTAAGTATGCTAATCTTGATAAACTTAAAGAAAAGTTGAAGAATCCCAATCTTTCTGATAAACAGAAGGAATCTCTTAAAAAAGAAATTGCAAGAATGGAGAGTGGAATCCAAAGAGAGGAAGCGGAAGAGAGAATTCACAAGGAATCTAAAAAAATTGCAAGAGATAGACTAAATACATTTATGACTAAGAAATCTACATTTGATAAGTTGTTTGAATCCGTTATGGGTAATAATTTTGACCAGCAAGAGGATGCTCAAGAAGTTGATGCCCTCGGCCTTGGTGATGCTCCCATGGACGATGAGTTTGGAGATGACGAATTCGGTGACGATGAAGACCAAGTTACATTTACTCTTGATCGTGCCACAGCACAAAAGCTTCACGATGTTTTGATGGGAGTTCTTGATGGTGGTATGGAAGACGAAGGAGATGATCTGGACTTTGATGAAGGCGATGATTTCGGAGGAGACGACGAAATGGATGAAGATAACGAAGAAGAAGATGATTTCTCTTATGACGAAGATGAAGAGCGCGGAACGTTTCCAACTGACAAGGTTGGTAATGACGGAACCGTAGGTGCCAAGGATGGCAAGGGTGGTGGTCAACAACACAAGCTCCAAGGTCGTAGCAACAAGGTTAATGGCCGTCCCCAACCAAAAAACCAAAAAACCAAGGTAGTGGGAACCACTGATAAGGTTGGTAATGACGGTGATTATGGTCACGCTCTCCACGGTGCAAAGCAACCTGATATGGGCAAGCAGAACAAAGTTTCGGATATTAGACAGGCAGAAGATTTCTTCCGCTAATATGAATTAAAAAAATAAACCTAAGAAGAGGGGATCGTGATGATTCCCTCTTTTTTTGTTAAGTATTAGCATGAAGTCCTTTCTGGAATTTTTCGAAGAGCGCAATGGTGTGATACTTGAGTATCGACACAAGGATGGATTTGGTGACATTAAGCAATCCCTCCACGCCAATAATAAGAAGGGGGGTAATATTACCCGCGATCCCCTGACAAGAAAGATACCATGGAACAAAGGACCGTATAAGAAGATCAGAACAGCAGGAGAGATTCTGATTGGGGATGATCTGTTAAAGGAATTGGGACAACTCAATGGTGTGGAATTTAAAGATGGTAAAGAGATCAAAAGAAAAAACAGTAATCAAATCCTAAAGCTGTTCACCAATCTCCATGGTCAACAATGTGGTAAAATCGTAGAAGTTAAAAAATAATGGGTTGTCCAACAATTCCACTTTCCTGTCTCACTCCTGAAAACATCTTTGCTGGTGTTTATCGCCCCAATTGCGGGGGATTTGCCGATCCTTCCAATTTCAAGGCTGAAAGAGCCATATTCAATTCCCAATTTGGGGAGCTTATCAATAATTATGGGGTGGAGATTGATTATTATGTGAACACCTTCAACCCAAAGGCAATGAACTCCATCTATGGGGAACACACTCTCATGTATTGGCTCGGTCCAACAGTTATCAAAGCATATATCCAGATGGAGAATGCCTCCCCAATTTATGCTCTGGCTGGTATGGATTCCCCCGATACTTTGACACTCTATTTACATATTGATGATTTTAATGTCAAATTTGCTGGACTTAGCGTATTTGATGGTGTTTTAAGAGATGAAAACAATAATCCCATATTAACGGAAGCAGGGGAGCAAATTATTATTGATCAGGAAAATGGTCCATGGGCTTGCGAACCCAAATCACAGGATAAGATCAGGGTGACACCATTTGGATGTGATAGGCCGAATGGCAGGGGAGCCAAGATATTTGAGGTTACGGAAGCTCTGGATGAAGATGCCGCTGAACTCAATCCTGCAATGGGTCATTATGTTTGGAGATTGAAAGCTGTTCGTAGTGAGCATAACTTCACCACCAATGAACCAAGGGAAAATATGAATCATCAAATTGCTGATAATTCTTTCTTCGGTAAGCTGTCTTCCACGATGTTCCCAGAATTGACGGGAATGTATCCGGGTCTTTCGGCAGCATTTTTGTCGCTATCTTCTGTTCTGGATGATAACAAGATATACACCGAAAGTTCCGATGAAATCGTGCAAAGGGATGTGTTTCCTCCATCCACGGGAGGTAGTGATGGTAGTGTATATGGGAATTATTTCTAAATAGGTAATATGGGTAGGAAAAAAGATACATATATGGGCAATCCTAATTTGCCCACAGCTAGTGCTACATTCGAATATACACCAGAGATGGTGGCTGAGATTGCCAAGTGTCGGGATGATATTTTATATTTTGCTGAAAATTATTTCTATATCATTGAGCCGGATTTAGGTAAGATTAAAATACCGTTGTTACCATATCAGAAGCGGTTGCTGAACGCATTTAGAGATAACAGATTTAATATTGTCAACTCATCTCGTCAATCGGGAAAATGTTTTGTTGGTGATACTAAAATAAAAATACGAAACAAAAAAACAGGTGAAATAGAAGAAGTTGAAGCTGAAAAGTTTTACAATTCTATTAAAAAATAGACAAATATCTAAGCGATTAGACTAAATATATACATGACGAACAAAACATGTATAATTACTGGAAAATTATTGTCAGATGGAAAAAAGTGGAAGGGTTGTCATAGTAGAACCTTGTTTTTTATATATAAAGATAATAAATTTGATTTAGAAAAAACTAAAGAAGATGTTGAAAATAACTTGATATATATTGACGAGTATGATGAATATTATTCTTGTTGGAGAGCAGCATCCAGATCATTGGGAATGAGATACAATCTGAGTGAAGTTGATAAAATATCTCTCTATGAAAAATATTTTAAACCGAATAGTAAATGTAAAAAACATGATTGTAATAATCAAGTTCCTTATGATTTTTTGAAGTATAATACTTGTTGTTTGTTGCATTATAATCAAAATTTGAAAAGTTTAAAATTAAAAGATTTTAAATACACCTGTTTAGAAGATGGGAATACATTCACAAGAATAAATCGCTTGACTAGACACCTCAAAGGTGTGCTAAACATCGATCCAGAAGATTATTATAAAAAACATATTAAAAAATGTGATAGTGAGGGATTTTGTAAATGGTGTAAAACCCCAACACGATTTAAAAATGTGCGAGATGGATACGATAAATTTTGCTACAACACATCTTGTAATGTTTTGTGGTATAATAAACATGAAAATCGCGCTAAAAATTGCGCTGAAAAGATTAGAAAAACACATTTAATCGGGGATCGTTTACCATCTCAAGAGGGATATTGGTTAAAACGAGGACATACGCAAGAGGAGGCTTATAAAAAAGTTAGAGAAACACAAGCCACCAACGCTGTTGACTCTATCATGGAAAGAAAGAAATGCTCATTGGAAGAAGCAGTTCAAATTAGAGCTGAAATAACCGATAAATGGTTGAAATCATTTAAGAGAATGAATTATTCAATGATTTCACAGAAATTGTTTGTTGAGGTTTGGAAAAGAGTGAAAGATAAATATAAAAATATTTACTTCGCAACATTAAACAATGGAGAGATTGTCAACGATGGTAAAAATCATGAGTTTAGGGTGAAAACATTTAGATCAAGTAGAAAAATAGATTTTTATATCAAAGATATTAATAAATGCATCGAATTTGACGGGACATATTGGCATGGGAAAAAAGGTAAAGGGGCTTCTGAAGAATTATTAAGGGAAAGTGAAATAATTGGAACGTTGGGGTGTAAAGTTTTACACGTTAAAGAAAAAGATTTCAATAATGATAATGAAAAAATCATAGAAGATTGTGTAAATTTTTTAAATAGTTAAATGGGGAAGATAATAGAAACCATAGATTTAACTGATTATGAAATCTGGACTGATTCTGGGTGGCACGACTTGACACATCTTCATAAGACAGTTGTATATGATGTGTGGATCATAACAACCGAAAATTTTCAATTAGAATGTGCTGATGAACACATAATTTTTAAAAATTCTGATTATGAGGAAGTTTTTTGTGAGAACTTGAATATTGGTGATAATATTTGGACGGAAAACGGTCTTGAAGCGGTTTTATCAATTGTTAAGACTGATCGTAGCGAACATATGTATGATGCGACTGTGGATAGCGAAGATCATCGAATTTTCACTAACGGTATTTTAAGTCATAATACCACATGTCTAACCATATTAGCCCTACATGAGACTTGTTTTAAGGATTATAGAAACACTATAATCGTTGCCAACAAAGAAGACACCGCGAAAATGATTTTCAAGCGTGTTAAATTAGCATATGAGGAATTGCCCAACTGGTTGAAACCCGGAGTTAAAACATGGGGTCAGGAAAGCACCGAATTTTCAAATGGTTCAACCATCGGGATTGCAACGACAAGTAGTTCAACTGCGAGAGGAAGCACTATTCAATGCCTCTTACTTGACGAATTGGCGTGGGTTGATCCCGATAGTTTGGTGGTTGATTTCATGTCTTCTGTCCTACCAACCATCTCCAGAGCAAAAACATCTAAAATATTAATCACTTCAACTCCCAGAGGAAAAGATAATGTTTTTTATAAAATGTTTGCAGATGCGTTGAAAAAAGGAACTGATGGGTGGAACGAATTTCACGCTGAAACGATCACTTGGGAGGAGGTTCCGGGTAGAGACGAAGCATGGAAATTGAAAGAAGTTGCTCGTTTAGGATCATATGAATTATTTGAACAGGAATATAATTGTCATTTTGTTGACAATAGTGAATCATCGTTGGACGAAGCATTGTTCGATAAACTTAAAATCGATTGTAAATCACCGCTCCACATCCTAAAAGACGGTAAATATAAAATATGGGAAGAATACGATCCTGAGAAAATTTATGTCATTGGGGGAGACGTTTCCGAAGGTGTTGGGTTGGATGCATCGGTTTTAGAAGTCCTTGACATCACAAACCCCAATGAAATCATACAAGTTGCGGAATATCATAATAATATGATCGGCCCATCGGAATTTACCAATGAAGTTGTTGAAATTTGTGGGCATTGGGGAAATCCTTTGCTATTGATTGAGCGCAACAACCAAGGAACCGGAGTATGTGATACCTTGGCAAATACACATATGTATCAGAATCTTGTGTCTTGGGGAGCCAAGGAAGCGCATAAGAACAAGCAGAATGGTATGATTTCCCACATCAATACCAAATACAAAGCGGTTCTCAACCAGAGATATTTTGTTAATGAAGCGCAATCCGTGGTATTCCGCAACATCGACACCCTGAAAGAGTTCAAGATGTTTGTGCGATACCCAAATGGCTCTTGGAAAGCCAAAAGCGGGGAACATGATGACCGTGTGATGGCATTTGTGTGGGCATTGATGGCTCTTTACAAGGATATAACTGAATTGTATTTTGAAGTTGAGGAACTGGATGATTGTGATAAACCTTTACGCATAAAACCCATCGATCAGGGACTTCACCAATACAGATCATCCACATCCATATACACGAATGAAGAGGTCTT